CGAACATGAGCACTTCTTTGCTCCATACGTTGGGACGGAAGACGCTAGCAGCGGTTGCACCGATGTTCACGTTTCCTGAGTTATATGCGCCTGTTACAGCCATTTCAAAATCCTTCTAAGTGGTTAATCAGCCGGCCATAGCTTTGTTAATTGCTGCGTAGTTCTTTTCAAACCATTCCTGGCTGTTGTTAGCTACGAGCTGGTCAACATTCTGGGGAGTAATGGTGGATGCGGAGGACGTTCCTTGCGTAACCGCATTACCGGTAGGCACAGCTGCTTGTTGTTTGTGGGCCAAGGATTCGAGAGCTTCTCGTTTCCCCTGGGACTTAAGAGCATCAGGGTCACTACTACGCGCCATGGCGTAGGCGGCCTTTAGAATTGCATCAGGCGTACCATACAGGCCAGATTCAACGGCAATCTTCGCCATCTCACCTTCGTAGTTCCTTGCATCGGGGTTCTTGTCCCAGAATTCACGAATAGAGTCTTTGACCTCCATGCGTTGGAGCCTTTTAAGCACCTCCGGGTCTTGTCCTGTCTGCTCGGCCACCTGTGTAGCGGACTCATCCGACATAGTCGTCATGGTCTTTTCCATCTCACTCGCTTTTTGGCGGGTGCGTTGGAACTCTGCCTGGTTGTCCATAGCCATCTTGGCGGCCTTAATAGCGCTTGGGCTATCGAGGTCTAATCCATGACTAGAAGCAAACTTCTGCAACTTATCGTCTTCAGCTGGTAGTGCCTCAGCGCCAGCGTTAGAATCATCTTCTGATGTGGTCACGGTGTCTTCGGCCGCCGACGTGGTTTCCTCGTTGTCTTCTGGTAATGGGATTGCCTGACCCTGGTCGTCTACTGCGACGCCATTAATCATGTTCCCGCCAGATTCAACGGGAGCGTCGGTAGTGGTCTTGTCGTCCATCGTTGTACCTTTCGTTTAGTCCCCAGCCCGAAAGAGTAAGCAGTCATTTTCAACACAGGCTGGTGTTTAAATATTGAATACCTGCTTACTCATCCTGTTTGGCGACTAACTGGTCACGGACCTCCCTTTCTTTACTTCGGTTCCAACACTGGTAATGTGGTCTAATGCGGTACGCAGACCCTTGGCACGTTGTGCAAAGTCGCGTGAGTGCTCTGGCTCGTCTTCGGCAGCTTCATGGGCAGTCTTTATGGCTAGGTTAATCTGGTCAACGTAGTACTGGCCGGCTTCACTTTTGACAAAGAAGGCGTGGTAGGCACGGGCTAATTCTTCGTGGTTCATACTGGCAGCCCTTGGGGTATCGGTTGCTGGTCAAAGATAGCGGCGGCGGGGTTGGGAGGAGGCATAGCGCCCATCATTTCAGGGGGCATCATTGCCATCGGGTCCATTGGTGGGGGAGTCATAAGCAGCTCTACCTCGTCAGGATCGAGGTTAAACGAACGTTGTAGTACAAGCTTCTTAAGTTCTTGCTGGTTGACGTCGGGATCGTTCAGGAATGCAGCGAGCATCTCTTTGGCGTCGGCTGCTTCCTGTTGTTTCTTCTGTTCAATGGAGATGTCTAGCTGCACACGAGGCTCGTAGTCGCCCTGGAACTCAGCAGGGTCAAACTCCTCCCACCTAGCCCCATCCTTGCCAAGAATGCGCACCATCATAGGTTCGGTCACATAGAGCTTGATCATTTCAAAGACAATACGAGCTACGCGGTGGAAGTATCCGTTTTCCACCTGGGTAACCTTCAGGTTGATACGCTGACCGGCTCCAGCAACCTGGGCATTGATCTCAGTGGCTGTGGTCTTGCCGCCTTCTGCGGGTACGCCCTTAACAACCTCATTGGAGGCTGTGGTCTCGCGCATCTCATTCTTGATGTTCTGCCGCTCATTAAAGGCATCTGTTGGTATGTTCCCTTGCGGGATGGGATTAAGGGCGTCTTTATCAACTGGGTATACGGCGCCGGGTATGTTCTCTATTTCACTTAGCAGGTGTGCGTACTTTGGATCAAGCGTGTACATCTGGTTAAGGGTGAAGGTAATAGCATCTACGTTCTGGTTTGTGATGTCGTTTAGAAGTTCTTGCTGATCACCGATGAAGTCAACTTCACCCTTTGCGTAGAAGAGAGAAGGATCTACATAGTCGCGGGCGTCAGCAAAGGGCATGATACCTGTAGGGAACTTGGCTCCGTTGGCCTTGGCTTTAGCCTTGTAGTAGTTAGTTGTATCTTCAATAATCACACACCGGTTAGCAACAGATATGACCTTGTCTTCCGTCCAGTATTCAATAACCTCTACCTGGTCATCGCTAGGCTTGACCGTAGAGCCGTAGAACATGTCTTTTTCTTCTTTGTCGGTGTTATCAGGAGACTTGTAGAGGGTAACTTTATCCAGGTTCTTGTACTTCTTACGCATTCCGTAGGAAACACTAGCTTCACCCGTTTCGGGGTCTGGCGCATTAACGGGATGCTCATGGTCAACAACCTCAAAGCCTTCCAATTGTTGCTTGGTGGTGAGAAATCGACGGCCCATGAACCGGGCAGTCTCAAGAGATGTAGCAGTTGGGTCTATGAAGAAGTCGCGTATCGGTACGTTGATAAGCACTGGGTGATCGTTTACCCAGCAGAAGTAGTCCACACTCGTACCAAGCATGAACATATTACGTCCCGTATTAACGACCTTAAGGCTCCACTGGTCTTTGTCCCAATAGTAGTCTAGGAGGCCGTTAAGTATGTCTGTCTTCTGGTCGGCACGTTCTGCAGGGGGCAAGTAGTTGAACTTAGGCTTGGTGCCGAATAGCCCTGATGTAAGTGTCTCAATAGTAGAAAACACCATTGGCACGAAGGTATCAGTAATACCGTCATAGCCACGCTTAACACGGTTTCCGTGATACAGGGAGTAGCTATTGTTCCAGCGAGAGTGCCAGGAGCCTTCTACATATTCCCAAGATGCCTTGAAATCATCTAAAACAGTATTGAGCGAACTATCGCCTGTTTCGGTCTTCTTATCTGCTGGAGGAGTGTCTGAGGGCACGCATGTTCTCGCGCCTCGTGTCCGTTGAGCGTAATTATACTATAATGCTGATATATTTGTAAGCCACTCATCTGGCTACTGGGTCGGACACGAAGCTTTTGTTAGCTAAGTCCCAGTAGCCGGGCGAAGGGCTTACTGGTAGGCTTGCTTTCTCCGTACCATATTGGCCGGTTTGTAGGCGTGTACGTCGGTCTTTACGTTGAGGGATTGAATCGCGTAACGTACAGCATCCAAAGCGTGGTCGTTGCCGTCCTCGGGTATCGTTAGTATCCTACCTTCCCTATCTGTCTTCCACAGGTAGTTACGGTATTCACGTATAAGGTTTACTGACCGTTTTGTCATGCTGACTCGTTTGCCTTGCAAGAAGCTAATCCCCTGAGTTACGCTGCCAGGCCCTTTAGTTGTGGGTAGAATGTTAATGCCGTACAGCTTCATCTCATCAATGCTCTTTGGCTCAGCGCTGTCTGCAATGACTAACGTGTGTGGGTCGGGTAGGTTTTTTATGAACTGAGCTAGAGCATCGTTGTGCATGCCCTTCTGGTAAAGCTGTTCATCTAGTACGTAGCCGCCCTCGTAATAGTAGACATCCACAATGGCAGCAGGGTCTTGCGAATACCCAAAGTCCAGGCCACGACGCTCTAGGCGGGCCATGTGGGGTACCTCATCAATAATGTTCCAGTCCCTGTACACCCGACCTTCTACCTCACCCAGCTTGCCTTCGCCATACACAGCCCACCAGTTCTTGTTCATGCGGTGGCTTTCTATGTCAGCGACTATGTTCGGATCAAGGGCTTCGTTGTCCTTGTAGGTCAGGGTGACCATATCAACGTCTTCACGTTGGCCCAGTACCTCAGTGTAGAACCAGAACTCGTTAGTAGGGTTCCAGTCTACCCAGGCATACTCTTTGGTGCGCACGAGCAGTTGGTCCCATGTCTCGTAAGGTATGTTATTCCCCTCATTCACAAACAGACGATCCCGCCTCGGCCCACGAACCTTGCTCGGCTGGTCAGCACTGAAGAACTCTATGCGACTACCAGTCTCGAGCGTGTAGGTATAGTCTGTCTTGTTCCAACGGTTATCGTCGTAGTAGCCATGCTCTTGCATAATATTTAGAAAGTCACGCATAGCGCCGCGCTTTAGGTGGGGGAAGGACTCGCTCACTATACTTGTTAATGTAGGACGTGAATCGCTCTGGGCATCGTCTATCAGCAACTGTTCAATAGAAATAGTCTTGCCAGCGCTTGTGCCGCCCGGTACCGCCCTAATGCGTTTCTTTAACTTAGCTAGTTTCTGCGTCGCTGTTGTCAGCTGATACATTCTTGGCTAGTCCGCTTAGTATTGGTTTGGGCAGCTCTTTAACGTGCAAGTCTTGTTCAGTCCTGTTGCGATAGTCTGTATTGTTAATAGCATCGAAGATAAATATTGCCGGGTTAAGCTTGCCACGCAGGGCCAATTGCTTCTTGCTTGCGAAGATTCGATCTTTCCACCTTTTTATGGTGTTACTAAAATTTGGCTTATCTTCGTACTCGAAAAGTGTTTTACGTGTTGTATCAAGGGCTATAGCCCAGGTCTCAATATCAGGTATTTCTTCAGTACCCTCTATGCTCTCCCACCATGATTTGCTCAGTTGTTCTAGCTGCTCAGGGCTGTCAAACTTAGGTGGCCTGCCTACTGGATTACTCATTACCCGCGTACCTCAATACGCAAAATAGGCCGCTTGTACTGCGGCACCTGGAATACTTGTGTTGGTATCGTCTGATTCATAAGCGAGAGGTGTTACGTCTCGCGGTAAAAACTGTAGGCCAATAACCGTGTCATGGGTTATCGTAGGTGCTAGGGCATTACATAGTAATACGCCTCGCTTAGGAATCGAGGTTATAAGCCCTAGTCTTTACTAGTGGGCATTATACCATTTTTTCGTGTTAA